CGCCTCCCGGTGCAGGTGCGCCCGGTGCAGGTGCGCCTCCTGCCGGAGCAGGTGGTTGTTGAGGTTGTTGACCCGGAACAGGTGGTGCATTCTTTACTATCATGCCCCATGCACGATTCATTGCGTTATTCACTTTTGCTTTCTTTATCATAATATCACAATCCTAAAAATGCATCGTGTGAAATAACGCGAACATGCTTCGGCATGATTGTCATTTCACTCTTGATTACACCCTTATCTTCGGGGATAGGCATAGGTGCTTCACTGATGATATAATCATCAACAACGATGATTACTTGTTCTCGGTTGCTACCTGCACCTGCCTTTGTAAGAGTGAGTGTAATTGGTTCTGTATATCCATGACTACGGTTAGTTCTGTATTCATGCCATAGTAGCGGGTCGGAAACAATGATTGTCATTTTCATTTCGTATTCAACTTGCTTCTCGATTGTCAAGTTTGGATTGCGCGAACCGCCAAATGGAACTTGCTCAAGTGATTGTCCGAGAGAGTTTCTTTCTTCTTTATATGCAGACCCACGAACTGTTAGAATGTTTTCGATGTTGTTGTTTCCTGTAAGTGAGAAGTTTGTGATTTGCGCGAGATTGATACCGAAAGCACTAATTTGCCCGTTGTAAAAGAAGTAAGGTTTCTCGGTGTTTGGTGCAATACCCGCTTTCTTTCGTTCCGCTTTGCCGTTAGCGATGTTCTCAAACATTCGATGAGTGCTGTATCTATCACCTTTGTTGGCAGGTGTGTCATCTTCAAGACGACCTGTATCTGTGTAGCAGTATAGCGCATCAAAGTTAACTGATAGTTTAACTTCTGCATCCGCGTCTGCGGCAAGTGAAAAATCCTTTACTTTACAACCTCTCCAAATACGAGTTAGTTGTTTGTTGTCGGATGCTGAACCCGGCGGTGCTTCGCTACCTGTCGCGCTTGCATTGTAAGAGCCTGTATTGCGTGTTCGCATACTTGTCTCAAGAGTAAAAGAAGGAACAGTAGCGCCTTGATAAATTAAACGAGACATACGGTGTTGGATTTCTCCATAAGAAGCCGTAGTGGTGTTGAAGTTAGGCGAACCACCTGTGTTATCATCTTCATAAGCACAAACCTTCTGTGTCATGTTTGCAATAGCGTGGTCGAAGGTAAATGGTTCATCAACATAGATTCGCTTACCAACAGTATCATGATAAAGAACACGGCGAATCTCATTGCGTTCTGCGTTTTCCATGTCTGTGCCGAGTCCATCATTACCCCACTTCTTAGAACCTGCGGCTACTGCTCGGTCTGTTGGGAACTCAACTGCTGTTCCATCAACGATAAGTAAGTATTCTCCCGCGATAGGTCCGCTTGTCATTGTTCCTGTATATCCAAAGTAAGTATCACCTGCGGCGATAGGTAGTTCAGTATATCCTCCCCCCGGTGTCGCTTTAACAGTTGATGGAACATCAACAACCTGCGCGCCGAGGGCATAGTATAACCAACGAGCGCTGTTCATCATCATTTCGATAGCGCCACCTTCATTCTTCATGCTTTGAGGTTCTTGAATGACAACATCACGACCAAGACCAATAACATGGCTTCGACGGATTTCGACCTTTGTTTCCGGTAGTGATACCGTAGCGGCAAGTCCAACAAATTGGTCTGTAAGAACGGACTCATCGGATAATTTCGCTGATGCGTTGTAAGTCATTCCTGTGTCCATTGTTGGTGTTCCGATTGTGTCAATGAGTATTTCGTCATTAGCACCCGATGCGCCATTTTCTTTCATCTTTGGAGTAACTGTGATTACATTTGCGCTATTGGCTACAATGGTGTATGTGTTACCTGTTGTAGCATAATCGTCAGCATCATAATTTGCGCTTGAGCCTCTTACGCGAAGTGTCGAACCAACAAGCATTCCCGCAGGATATTTGAGATTTTGATTTGCATCAAACATTCCTGCTTTTGCTTGGGTGAAAGTAATATCTGTGCAATCGCTATTTGCACTATTGGTTGTTTTTGTCATTAACAAACCACCTGCTGTAAGAGTTGCTACGGTTGCCGTTCCGCCTGTTCCTGTTCCAAGAGTTAAAACATCGCCTACATTATATCCTGCACCACCGGCAGGAGCCGATGCTGTGAGAGCAGTAATAACACCGTTAGAAATAGTGGTTACTACAAACTTCAATCCACTACCGCTACCACCTGTCATTGTAATAACTTCATTCGCGGCATATCCACTACCACCTGCGGTCATAGTGTATGTTACAACAGCACCACCCGCTACGGTATTGATTGTAGCAGTAAATCCTGTTCCGACACCACTTGATGATGCTTGTGTTACATTATCACTCCCTGCATAAGTTGCTCCTGCATCATCAACTGCTGATGTTATAACAACACCGTTTGCTATTGAGGCGATAGCAACTGTTGCGTTACCATCACCTGCGCCGCCGGTTGTAGCGACGGTCGCTACTGAATAACCCGAACCTGCACTTGTGGGGGAAGTGGTTAGCGTCGCTACTGCACCTGCTCCAAACGCACCATGCTTAAGCGCTACTCCGCATTCATGTCCGAATGTTACTTCTGCTAAATCACCTTTATACACTGTCGATACCATTTTTATTCCTCTTTTTATTATGCTATTAATTCGCTGAAAATTACTATCTCAACTTGGAAAGTCATGCGGTGTAACCGCTTCGTTCGGTCCGAAAGGTCAGTTCGTGTTTTATAGAGTAATCGGTCAAAATTAGCCCCATCGCCTTTTCTATTCGCGTGGACGATACGCCGAACCTCATCTTCCATCTTAGATAGTTGCGCGCGACCTTCCATTGTGCGCACATCCACTGTAACATTGATACGCGTATGCACGAAGTCATAAAATACTTCGGGCTGTTCCTCGTTATGTGCTGTTTCGTATAGCACGATTGCGTCGGAACGCGATAAATCAAGACGCTTACCGCCCGGTTCAACGGTGGTAATGTCTTGGATGGTTGGTTTCCTTTGCGATGTATTACCGCGATTCCAACCATCGTTGAATAGTTTTTTGATGAGTTCAATAGATTCAAGCCCCATTAGAAATCCCTCCCAATAGGACTTTCATTAGCCGCTTGCTTCATCGCTGATTGAATAATTGCCTCGTAGTCGGGGTGTTTTGAGTCCATTTTAGAACCATTTTTCTTTAATATGTTGCCTTCTCTATCAACTTCATAACCCATAGCATCTGCCGACGCTATAAGAAAAATACGCCCTTCTTTACCGTATATTGAGTTCTTGCGAACTTCTTTTAGAGGAACTGCTAATTTCCTAAGAATATCGTCTTTATCCCATAACTCACTCAAGCGTCATCACCTCCACATATCGCGGTAGCGTTTCCGCTACTTGAGCCTTTAGGAGTTGGTATTTTGAACCCAAGTCCACATTCTGTGTTCCTTCGGGTAATAACACGCTTCGGTCGTCCGATAAAATCAAATCCATCGCTACAAGTTTAGTGCATATATCTTCGATTGCTTTTTCCACATAGCGCTCTCCATATACATATGAAACCTTAACAGCGTTCCATGAGAAATAGGGGTATGTGTTATTGAAGTAAATTATACCTAAGTCGTAATCAGCCCACCAATCCCGCAAACGCGCTTCATCACCTGTTGTTCCTCCAACATAATCAATACTGAATCGAGTTTGATTTACAGAAGCACCACCTGTTGCCGCCGCGCTTATATCTCCTGTAAGGTCAGCAACACCTGTTAGTTGATTACCTGTTTTACCTGTGTAATATCCAATGGCTGAACCAATTTTAATAAGACCATATTCAGCAAAAGAATCCGCAGTAACAAGTGTAATTGTATTTGATGTGGATGATGCTACCTCTCCTAAGAAAGAATTAGCGCCTGTGATACTGATACCGTCTTCATCTGTTATAGCGATAGTAGCGGTTTCTCCTGCATCACCACGACGCATAGAAGTGATTTTGACTTGACCTCCACCATAGTCTGCGTTTGCAGACGACATAAACTCATGATGAACATTCGCTACAACTGAACCATCATCGGCTTCTGCGTCTTCAAGACTGAATGAAGGAGAAAACAAAGTTGCGCTTTTACCGCGTCTCAAATCTTTATTGATAAGGTCGGACAATTGTTGCGCGGTTGTAACATTATCAAATTGAGCATTAAACTTTGATTTGGTAGTTCCTGCTGTGAGAGTAGCGATGCCACCACCACCCGGACATAGATACACTTTGTCTGTATCTGCTGTGAGTTTAGTAAAGTCAAGGACTTTCAAGCGCACTTCTGCGCAAGCAATCTCGCGATATTCATGTCCTTGCCATACTTCAAGTCGAAGTATTTGCTGAACATTACGGAAATAGAGTGGAACTGAACCAACATAATCTGTATAATATCGTCGTCGGTATGGTTTGTATGTATCGAAATTAACATATTCTGCTGTTTGTAGCATAGGTCGCCATGAGTTATTTGTAAGGTTGTCAATCTTGTCTTGAGTTCGTTGAATTAATGTTTCGACTTGTTTCTTTGTTATTCCTTTACGCTTGCCGTTTGTAAATGATTGTAGCGGTTGAATATACGCTTCATCTGCTGTGTCGTAATCACCCGTTGTTCCACCAACCCATGTTATGACGACATTGCTACCATCGCGCGTAATTGATGTTATAGTAACTTCTTCTCCCATTTCAACATCACTCGCGATTTCAATTTTATCACCAACTTCAAAGCCGGTATGTCTGTAATCGCTCGCTGTAATAGTAGCAGTTGTAGCGCCTGTATTAGAATCACTCGCGAGATAAACAGGGTCGGGTAGCGGTATCTGTAAAATGTCCGCTACTTTCTGTGCTGATGTATAGTATAAGCGCGTAGGGTCAAGTGGTCTTGATGCTCGCTCTCCTGTTTGAAAAACGGTTGGCATTATTATTGCCCCCTTCTTGCTTGCTCTTCTGCTATTTGCGCTTCTAATCTATCCACTTCTGCTTTTTTTTCCGTTACAAGTCTTCTTAATTCTTCAAAGTGTGGTGCGTATTCTTGCTCAATGCGTTGGTTATCTTGTTGCTTTTGTTGTTCTCGACGCGCTTGCTCTTCTGCAAGCATTCTGCCAATTTCAGCAGGGTCGTTTTTGAGAAGAAGAATACTAAACATCAAATCACCTTCTCCACTTTACCAAGATTATATTCCATTGGTTTGCTACAAGCCCCGCATCTTTCAAGATAGCAGAAATGCAACATACCGCAATGACGACAGCGCGTTCCTGCACCTATGTTGAGAACATCGCGTATATTACGAGAACGAATGTTTTGCTTTTTGACAACGCCTTTCAGTCTGTCGCGCTCATCGGTTTTCACCATGTCGCCTTCGTCTTGTTTCCAACCTTGCTTAGCCATTCTGTGAATGTCTTGTGGTGTCAATCCCGCCATGCTATCACCGTCATAATCGGACGGCTACAACATAGATGTTTCCTTGACACGCGTAAGCAGTTATTGCACTTATCACCGGACCATCATCCTTCAACACCTTAGCAATACCACCTGCAACGGTGTCAACCGTTTGGCAAGCCTCATTAGGCGTGAACTCATAAACTGTAACCGTAGGCAAGGTGAATCACCTTATCGACGGCCAATTACAGTCCATTTACCCGTATTACTTGCAACACAATCAATGGTTAGAGTAGTAGCCGTAGTAATCAAACCGAATGCTCCGTCAACACCACCACCTGTAATATCGCCAAATGTATCACCGTTGACTTGAGCGCTTAAAATCTCGCTTAAGTGTGCTGATAAATCAATCGAGCCTGTTGCTACGCTTGCCGCGTTAAATGTTCCGCTAAGAAGAACTAAATCTCCTATACTGTGTGGTCTGTTATCAATTGTTGAACTAAATGCCATTATTCTTCATCTCCTGTTGTGTTATCCATATCGCCTTCGCTCATAGAGTCTTCGGTTTCTTCGGGTGGGTTAAGGTGTGTTTCGACTTTAGCGAGCAATTTTGCTTTGGTATTTAGAGAAGAGTATTCAACCTCGTTCTCATCCATCCAAGTCATTATATCGCCTTTCGTCCATTTCATGTCGGGAATACCGTCATTACCTTCGTCTTCTTTAGCGACAGGTGATGCGAAAAGCACACCGTCAACCAAGAACTCTCCCACAAGCATTTTCGCATGATGGTTAACCCATTCTTGCGTTTTACTTTCTGCTTTACCCCAAGTCCAAAATCCTAAACGACCCATATTACGACCCGCTTTATGCGGACCTTTGTAAATTACAGTCGGCATTGGAATCAGCCTCAAGCAACAATCATCCATGCTGTAACATTAGTTCCGGGTGCGCCAACCACTGTGAATTGTGCGACACCTGCTGTAATGTTCTTCAAATCAACACCTGCGTTTGCTACACTTGTAGCGCCCACAAGAACTGCGACGATTTTACTTGCACCGCCGGTCAATGTTACTGTTTCATCATTAGCAAGAACGGTTGTGAACTTGCCACAAACCAATTTCAATCCTAATGTGTTAGTCCCATCAGTCTGTCTTGCCGCGAATGATGTTAAAGCACCCGGATAAGATGTTAACCATGCTTCATCATCTGCTGGTGTTCCTGCGTATAGGTCTAAACTAAAACTTTCAGTAAATACTGCGCTTCCACTTGTTGTATATGTTATATCTGCCATTCTTCATCATCTCCTTCATTGTAGGTCGCGAATTGAACCGCTTGCACCAAAGAAACTACCCCATAGTTCACCCATAGTTCGGTAAAGTCCTTCTTGGCCGAGCCTGTTAATCGCGAATGGGTCGCCGGTTTCGATACCGGATTCAAAGTATTGTGTTGGAATTGCAGTTTGGAACCACAAGTAATCCGTGTCAAGGTAATAGATACGAGACAGTGTGTTTGCACCTTCATCCGGCATATCCTTTGTTGGGATAATTGGAACGCCATTGTAAGTCGCTACAATAAATCCTGCTTCAATACCCGGAACACCCTTCACACCGGAGTATGTAGGGGTGATTCTCTTAGAATCCATGAACCTTTGTTGAGATTGCAATAGTTGTTGAGCGCGCATAAGCGTATCATATCCTGTTAGCATAACCTTTGGATTACCACCGCGAGTCCAAATCTGTTGGAATAATCCATCAAGTTGGTTTAGTGATAGGTTACGATTAGTCGCACTTGTTGAAGCATCGCCACCAACATCGACTTCTGCGCTATGGAAATCCTTGCTACCGTCGCGAGTAATTGAATACATATCGTGGTCGGTTAGAACATTGACTGAACCTTGTGTAGTGGTTTGCACAGCAGGGTCGGATGTTAGACGGTCAAGGGATTCAAAGTTGTTACCCGCAGGGGTGCTAACATCAACAAGAAGCATCTTGTTAACCATTTCAGCGTGATGCTTACCCATTTCTTCTTTGAGAACTTGGCGAACATCTCCAAGACCATCATCCTTGTCGGACAAGAACATGCTCACTTCGGATAAGTCAAAAGTGTGCGCAATAGTCTTTGGTTTAGCCGCTACATGCAGGAACTCCGGTCTTTTGGTTTCCGGTAGTGTTCCGTTTTCTGCAATACCGCCGGTAACTCCGCTTTCAGCGCGCTCGGTTAGAATACGCCATCCGCTTCTTTCCCACGGCTTCTTAGGAAGAATTGAAAACGCGTTAAACTCTTGGTTTAACTGCGACCAAACCTTTCGACCATATACTGCTTGATAGGTTCCCGCAGTAGTTGACATCATAGGACTGTCTGCTTTCAAAATGTCTCCGCTTGAGTAAGTGTAGCCTGTTTGAGCCGCACCACCATAGTAGTATCTTTCCATGTCTTGAACTGTTCTTACATAATTTCGTGCCATATTATTCACTCTCCCCTCAATGCTTTGTTGGCTATGCGGTGAACATCGTCCCACGACATATTAGCCATTTCCGTAGTATCGGGAATTGTAACTGATGTGGACGAAACACTCTTAGTGAGTGTTTCTCCACTACCGGATGAAACGCGGCTGATGCGGTCATCAAGTGCAACAACAGCCTTTTGTAATTCAAGAAGAGGTTTGCGGGAGTCAAACTTTGCTCGCGCTTTCTCATTCTTTGCAATTCGCTGTTCTTTAGATAGGCGGTCTGCGAAGTAATCTCCGAGAGAGCCTTTGAATTGTTGTTCGACTGATGCCGCCTTATACACTTCGTAAGCGGCTTCAATATCGGATTGAGAAACATTTTCGGGCATGATAAAATCTGCCTTAATTACATTCTTATTACCGCTTGGAGCGCTACCCCAATTTTGCTTAGGTCGCTTTGAGGACTCGCCTTCACCTGCTCCTTCAAGAGAACCTTGTCCTCTATGGTCGTAGCCGGATTGTCCGGGTCCATATCCTTTATTCACGCTATCGAAATGTGCGCGAGCATCTGCAATATCATGTCCGTTGGACTTTGCAGTTCGCTCAAGCCAATTAAGATAGTCCATTGTTATCATATCATCTGCTTTATTTGTCATGTCATCACCATACATCATGTCTTCATCCTCGTCATCTTCATCTTCATCATCGTCTCCGAGTCCGAGGTCGAGTTTTGGTTTGTCCTTTTTAGGAGGGAAAGGCGCGTCGTCTCCGCCATCATCATCCATTGAAGGTGCATCATCACCCATTGGAAAACCTTTGTCGGAGTCTTCATCGTCTTTCTTCTTTTTATCATCGTCTTCTTCATCATCCAATTTCTTGGAGAGTCTTTCTAATACGCTTTGCAGTTCGCTCATTGGGTCAGTCATAGTATCACCTGTGTCTTCCTTGAGGATGCGAAATTGTGCTTCGGGGTTAATTCCCTTCTCACAAATCGTTACCTCATGGAGTTCCATACGACGAATCTCACGGTAATCACCGCGAGTAGCGTCGCTTTTGTTGACGCGCTCAAAGGCTTGACCGCCTATTGAGAACGACCGAAGGTTGCCCTTTCGGATTTCGGATGCAACTTCGCGAGCCTTTTCGATGTCGCCGCGTAGTTGAATAACAACAAACATGCCGGTATCATCCACTTCGGATTTCCAAACACGACCGTTGCTATCTGTGTAAGAAGGGATTACCGTTCCTACTTGAATGTTAGAGTGTGCAAGTTGCACATTGCGGAATGCTTCTGCTTTCATGAATCCGCCAAATGCGTCTTTCAAAGCGCTACGAGTAATAAGGTCGCCTTGCTTGTCAACCATCTCGACAGAAGCATAGCCCGCTACAACCAAATCATCACCGAATCCCTTGAGAACAAGGGGTGAAGTGGGTGAAGGTGCGAGAATTGCCATCGACCCGTTCAAGCGCTACAAGTATATCAAACGCGCGGTTTAGTTATGGTGATATTCCCTTTGTTATCTGTGGTGGCTTCTTCGCCCGCAGTAGTGCGAATAACTTTTGATTTTTTATCAGTTGTAGCGCGCTTCTCTTTGTATTCGCGTGATGCAGGGTCAAAATCCGGTAGCGTGTCATCATTGATGTTTTCAGTTGGTCCTCGCGGGGATTCAACATCTGCACCTGCATAATCTATACCAAGACCCTCAACTCCTGTATGAGTAATCTTTTCTTTTGATATACGCTCTAACATTAATTCAGTCATTTCAAGACCGCGTTTGATAATCTCTTCTTCTTCGGGCAGTATATGTTTGCGCTTCTTAGTATGACCTGCCGGAACTTCGGGTTTAACTTCTCGATTCTCTTTGTCTTTCTTAAGAAGTATAGTCGCTATTGGACTCCAATAAGGTCGCATATCTTCGGATAATTTGATGAAGTAATCTTCTCCATGACCCCATAGAGTCTTTTGAGGTTCAAGCATCCATCCACCTTCTTCTTCATCGACTTTGTAAATGACTTCATCATCAAGTGATGGGAATAGAATATGAATAGCGCCTTTATTCAATCTAACTTTATGAGGTATTTTAGAATCATTTGTCATCATACATAATGTTTCGACGCTATCTGCGGCTTGAGGATGTGCATCTCGGTCAACTCTTGCCGAGCGTATTTTGTAAGTTGGGTTTTCATCCCCTTGTGATGTTACACCTGTGCAGAAGACAGAAATATATTCCCCTTTATCATATCCTCTCGGCCCTTTAGCGCTACCAACATCCATGTAATGTTCTCCATTTAATTCAACCGAGCGCGCACCATAATGTTCGGGATGCATAATTGGACCAACACCAATTCTATAATTCATACCTTTACGGTCAAGAATAATAACATCAACTTTCTTTTCTTTACTCAAAAGAATCCACTTAGGGTGTCGTATTTCACCCCTCATGTATGTAGCAGAAGCATCTCTTAAGAGAATATCGCTTGGTGATTCTTCGCGTAATAAGTGAATTGCTTCTTCTAATCCCTCATCATCCGCGCGTTTTGTATTATATGGTTCGGGCATTTTGATGTGTTCCGATGATTCAAAGTGTGCGCGTAAATGTCTTACTCGGTCTTTTGCGGGCATGTTATGCGTCTTCTCATCTGCGGCTTCAAGTAAATCAATAAAATAGAGCATGTCTTCATTAATTACTGCGTGAACTACGAAGTCCTTATCATTCACTTTACCCATCTCATCATCTATATCATCGGTTAACTCGACCAACTTCATGTCTGCATTATATGCTTTGACGCGCTTACCTTTCTTTTGAAGTATAATTGGTTCTCCTTGAGGAATATGCGACGCTATCCAATCGCCGCTAAACCCGCGTAAGTGTTTCAAATCGCTATAATCAAAGATTCTATGCATTGATTTTACAGGAACGGGGCGACCATCTTTTTTGAAAAATAATGTATCATCTGTAAGAGAATCAAGTATTTCGCCATCCGACAGTAGCATTTGTTGACCCGACCCCATACCGGAAAAGACAGGAAAGTTACTATTAACGCTTTGCCCCGGAATGCCGGATGGTTGCATAGCGACAGGTGGGAATTGCGTATTATCTGCTGATGTATCATATGGTGGTAATTCGGGGTGGAAATCTCTAAGCGCGTAAGGGTCCATACTCCCTCTCATCTTCAATTCTCCTTGATGATAATCACCTTTATCATCGTGCAGAATGAGTCGATTTTGATTTATTGCATGTGTTGCTATTCTATGTGATGGGCGAATAATATGACCTAATTTTCTATTTGCTAACGAGCATGTGTGAATAGCCGGTAATTGAACTTCATTAATACCTAAACCACCTGTCCCAACAGGTTCGGATTGTGTGTTGATTTTCCCCGCCGCGTTTTTTATTCCTTTAACATCACCTTTCAAACGCTCAATGAAGTTACCCATTCTATCTGTAAGATTTGAAAATCCTTTATCACTCCCCTTACCCATTTTAGGTAACGGTGCTGTTTCGCGAGGAACCGCTTCGATAGCATTAGCGCTACCTTTAGAATGTCGGAGTAATGTATGATACACTCCATTAAGCGCTTTTATTTCAGCATACATTGAATAATCCGGCTTAGTTCCCTCACCTTTTCTTCTTATTCCTGCACCACCACTCATTAAAGGAGTATCTTCGTCCAATCCTGCTTCATGATGATGCCCTCCTTTAGACGCTTTGTAATCATACACAGAACCGTAAAAATCACCATCATCGCGGCTTGTGCCGCGACCTTGACCGAAACCAACTAAAGATTGCGGAGGCATTATCCTCATTAGATTTTCACCACCTACTTCATTTTCTTTCCCTTCATCATCTTTGATTGTTCTTTTAGCGCTATGAGGTATATATCGAGCATGTAATACATCTGCAAAGTCTTGAGTTGTAGCGCCTTGTGGTAAGACTTTATTAATTTCATCAAAGATTTTATTAACCAATTCATTTTTTTCATGAGGTGGGTAATGCACTGAATCCAATTCACCATTAACATATTTTTGAAGCATATTCATGACTGATTTATCTTCACCTAATTCGATATTACGCTTGATATTACCTGCTTGGTAAGTTTGCCTCATGATTGGACTTGTAACATCTTTTGTTATTCTTTTAATTTCATCTTCGATAGCGTTATCGCTCATCCCCTTATCTTTGAAATGAGCCTGTAATATCTCCATTACAGGTTTTCCTGTTTCGCGCGAACAGTTAACTTTAGCATTTTGAATCCAATTCTTTCTTTGTTCGGGATTAAGTGTTCGCATCCATGTTTCACATAAATGCGCGAGCATCTTTGTATCAGCCCACGCTTGATTAGCAAGTTTTGGTGTGTGAGTTTGAAACAATTCGGGGTTAGCCCATTTCAGTATAGGTTTCATAATTTGACTTGCCGCTACTGATTGCTCATGCATCATTTGTGCATCTTCTAAGTATTTTTTACGAATCTCATGTTCTGTTATAGGAGGTAATTCTCCAACTTCATCAATAACATATTGTTTCTGTTGAGTTGCTAACATTTCAAAATTAACAGCGTTAACCGTTGAACCATCTCTATATGCTTCTCGCGCTAAATCGCGATATTTTTCTAAAGCGTCTTGATAATGCGATTGCGGGTCATAGGCGATGATGTATTGCTTTCCGTCCCCGTAATAACCTGTGAAGTTTGAATCTTGTTTAATACTGCGCTTCAACTTGTTTCTTTCACTTGGTCCTAATTCGCTAAACATCGAACCATTGGACTCTTGATGAAATGATTTGCCGGTATCATCCGGTGCTGTTAATTGATGAACTAATTCTCTTCGGTCTGTGATATTATCTCTTAAAGTTGTAGGTAATCGCAAAATGCCACCATCTTCATATTTTTTAATAGCCTCTTCATACTCGTCTTTATCATAGACCGCTATTTTCGCATCAAAATCCCCACCAAGCATTTCATTTTGATATAGCGTTCCCGCGCCTTCACCCCTACCTAATGGGTCGCGATGCTTGCTTGTATATACTGTCTTAGGTATAGTTTGTTTTTGATTATGCGTATTATGGTCTTCTTCGCTATAATTATCAATACCGTGATGTGCTTGAAACAACAAAGTGTGTATCATGAGCATACGGTTATATGCTTCATCTTGATTGATTAAGGAGGAATGAAGACTTTGTTTCTTTGTTCCGATTATACCTTTACTTGGGCTGTGTCTTTCAATTCCTTTTATATCGCGACCAAATGTTGAATCTCCAACCCGTCTTAGCGTTTCACCATCTGCACTTCTTTTAGACCGACTTCTTGATACACCACCTATGTTATCCGATTGAAGTCGCGCATCTCTCATTGATAAAATAGAATCGAGAGGTCGATTTTCATTTTCTATATTTCTTATCCAATGATGGTTAAAATCTGCTGAATAATGATGAGGGTTTCTTTCACTTTCAAGTTTATTCGCATGCGTTAACAAAGGTGTAATGAAACCGGAATGACCCGCCGTAACAGGCGATGTTGTTGCTTGATACCCTCCAAGATATTGGTCAAGAGTCATACCTTCGGGTAATTTATCAAGCATGTATTCTTTTTCACTGACATCTTCTGCTTGGCGCGCTCCAACATTTGTTGAGTATTCGCCACGACCTTGAACGCCTTGAACGAACTCAACTTCAACAGCATTTCCATCATTGAATTGTTGAAGCATTTGCTCTTTAGCATCTTCTCCCATATTGGCATTTCTCATAGCGCTCTCTAAATCTAACTTTATTCTTGCATGTGCAGGGTCGTCGGTGTCTGCTTGGAATCTTTCATTATACTTCTTTTCGGATAATTTTTTACCCCTTGCTGATTGGTATGTATTCTTAACTGATGGTAATACTCTTTCTCTTTCTTCACCACCACTTAGAATTGGCTCTTCACGATGAACAAAGACAGAAGGGAATGCGCCATACACTAAGTCATCCCAATGCGAAAACTCTTCACCCATAGCGCCTTCTGTGCCACCGATTGCCTGTTGCATATAATAAAGAGGGGTTTTATCCATTTCCGGCATACCCTCTAAAGGGTTAAAGAAATGCTCTTTAAGTTTGAAAAGATGTTTGACATTTCGTAAAAAGTCCATATCATCTGCTGTTGCACTCTTCTCACCATATAGTTGAGCAAATTGAGTCATGACTGTTTTCAAATCACTCTCATTTAATTTTTTATGATAATCGGGTGTAAATGGGCTACCATCACCATCACCAACAAGGTCAAGTAATGTGTCTCCACTTTCATTATTAACAGGAATGCGCGAAAGAACTTCGTTTTGTTCTTCTCGCGTAATGCCTAATTCAGCAATATACCTAATCACCTTTTCCGGTGTCATATCTTCATTCTTCTTACCACTCATCAATAATTTCTTTTTGACATCCTTATTCTGCATCATTTCTATTTGACCTTTCGTTCGCCCCTTCGCGCCCGCCGGTAAGGAATTATAACCCGATGTTCCGGCATTACCGGAATAAATAGCATGGAGGGCATGTGCGAAAGTTGAACAATGTCTTGTTAAGAATCCTCTTGCATTATGCCCTAAAATCCTATCAATTTCTTTATCATTGAAGCGCGGGTTGCTTATATTGTAATCTTCATCATCAATATGTCCTGCACCGTCTAAGAACCATTCTGTGAACTTCAAACCATCTTCATAATCTATGAGAGGAATACCAAAATAAAGAGGGAAAAATCCTGCGCGATATTTATTGCTATCTCTCGATTCACTCTTCGCTTTTAGATTCTTAGTATTCTTATTAGATATTATACCGCCCTCATCATATAAATTATCCCAAATGTAATCATCGGGAACTCCGCGCAACTCCCATATCTTGTGTTGAAAGAAATGATTCTTAAGAGAAGTGTTTTGCAAAATCTCATGAGCGCCCTCTTCATCTATTCCTTTTCTATCCATGTATCGCTTTATCCTTTCGGGGTCAATTGTTAACGATGTGAACTTTTCTTTGAACTTATCTCGGTATTTAATAAAATTATCAATAAACTGCTTATCATAAGAAGCCTCATTTGCAGAATTAGACCATTTACCCATGTTTTGAGATTGCGCCAATCTATGATTAATCCCCATATCAGTCATCGCTTTATCCATAAGTATGCGCGTAGGTGTGCCATCTTGACTTGAATTGAATACCGCGTTAATGAATTGAGTCATTATAGGAGATGATGAGTTCGCTGATGGAAAAGAAGATTGAGAGTGAAACCAATTCATATGTCGTGTAGGGTGGTCTTCGGAATCAAACTCGTTATCTTTACCCGGCATTGTTGGCATTTGCCATGACCAAAAACGCTGACATAACTCTCTTCTGCGTTTGGGATTAGGGTTATCTCCATTAGGAGCGCAATCATGCCAATCATCAAAGTCAAACATCGGTATTGCAACTTTAGGGTGTTTTTTACCCTGTTGCTGATATTGAGTAGTTCTATTAGAAATGATATTGGCTTGTTCTCTTCGCGGTAATGTTTTATCCGCGACTGTTACAATTTTAGCCTTTGCTAAATACCTTTCAATATCATGAATGAATAACGGAACATAATGATTATGATTTTCTAAATTATTAGCGCTAAACATCACATCTGCGGCTTCGTTTAACGCAGGTAATCCTTCAAAATATGATTTGAGGAAAAGGTCTATTGTGCGCGTATGGTATTGTGTTGCATTGTCTTTTGACACACAATCACCACCTCAATAAAAGTCTGTTAGATTAAACGCACTTTTCGGACTCTTATCGGGTTCGCCACCTGCATCATTTTCATGAGCAGACAAAGCATCATCATGAGCAGAATGTTGCTTAGACTCTAAATTGATTTCTTCTTTCTTAGGTTCAGTTCTCTTAACATCTTCAACTTCTATCAGTTGTTGGTTAGTATGATATTGACCCGGCCTTACCTTTTCAACACCGCGAACGCTTTCAAACGCATCAGCATTCTTAGAACCAAACTTACCTTCAACCTTCTTTGCTTCTTTGAGAACTGCTTCTAAATCGGGCGCGTGTTCACCTGCTTCAACTTTCATTGGTTTCATTGGTCCACTCTCCTACCTTCGTTATGCGCGGCTGTGTTAGCCATCATGTGAATATCCTCCCAAGACATTTCGTGCCATTCTTCATTTGTTGAAGGCATCGGAACACCCATCGCTTCGCTCATTTCTTTAGAGGCTTTGGAAATAACTTCATCTCGTTCTCCACGAAGCGGGTCGCCCCATACATCTTCACTTGCAGGAGTTATGGCTTTAACGAAACCGGACTTGCGAAGCATGGTTTGGGGATTAGATACTTGCTTTCGCAACATACCTAACTCGGCATCCATCGCCTCCATTTTACCAATAAGTGCTTTCATTAACACCATTGCGTCGGCTTCTTGAGACAAGTATCACACCTGCCCTTGCTTCTTGAAAACGCCACCAATTCTATCCGGGCCAACATAGCCCAAAGGTCGCGATTCTCCTTTAGCAATGACATTTTCGATACTGTTGAACTGCATTACAGGAACACCGCCCGCGTATCGGTCATTGATACCTGTAATCTTAACTTCGGTTTGAGATTTGTAAATAGCGGTAACATCATCAGCAAGGAAATCACTTGTTGTTTGGATGCTTCGCAAAAACTGTTCTGCTGATACAAGGTCGTTATTAGATAGCGCTACTTTGAACTCGGCCATTGCCGTTTCTAACTTGCGCACCATAGGGTCCATCTTATTGAGAAGGTCGCTCATGGACTAAGCCATTACCGCGCAACCTTTGAATGTATCGCTCAATTAAAACCGCTTTCTTGGTTCTTACTTGTTGGGTCTTTAGCGGCTTCAACTGCATCAAGAGCCTGTTCTGTAACAGTTTTTTCCGACCCTCTTTGATTCTTTTTTGTAGTAGGCGCACCACTCAAATGGGTTTCTGCTGAAAGTGGTGCAGGTCCATTATCGCGCTGTCCTGTGCCTTCACCAAGACCAACCGCACCGGCTTTCTCCATCATCATGATTGATTGACCCCCTCCCGATGCTCCGCCTTGAGGCGGTAGCCCCCCGCCGCCTTGAGGCATCATTGCACCGCCCATTGGAGGTGAGCCTTGAGGTGGCGGCATAGGCGCTCCGCCCGGCATCGGAGGTGGCATCCCGCCCGGTGGTGGATTACCGCCCGGTGGCGGTGGCGCACCACCACCCGCAGGAGGTTGTTGTGGTTGAGGTTCGGGTTTTGAATAAGTGAATCGTATATCGCTCCCTGCATCTTCTGTAAGTTCTGCTTGGAATCCAAGTTGTTGCATGCGCTGTGCGATATTTACTTCTTGTTCATCACGGCGTAGCCTTGTTACATCATCCTCTTCTTCGTTCGGATAGAGAGTCAATTCCCATTCATCAACGCCCATCTCTTTCAATAGACGCGGGAATAGATTTTTAGCATAGATTTTTTGTCCGTATTCGACAGCGCGATTAGTAACAAGGATTTGCATTCCTTCATTATTCAAACCGCCGGACTTTCCTGCATCCATCATAAAGATGCTTGAAACACCATAGAATGCCGCTATACGCATTCTTACTTCATCACGGATTTGAGAATACTGCATTTCATCGAGCGAATCCATAAATCGAACAAACTCAACTTTACCACGACCGGATGCTGATTCAATACCAACTTTAGGAATATAATGCGGGTCGCGTTCCATTTTCTCTTCTGCACCTTTCCAAAAAGAAGCAGTTGATTGGATATTATCTGTGGTGATTGCAAGAATACCGCGAGGGATTCTGCGCTTTTGGTATGCGAGATAAATATAATTATCCATAGCAGTAAGAGTTTGTGCTTGTCTCCACATAGTAGCGACAGGACTACGACCATATAATTTAGAAGGATTATATTTACTTGTGTGAAGAATCTCTCCATCAATGTAATACTGTGTTTTACCACTACCTGCTGTATTGATGTAATGAACATCTTGTAGCGGTAGTTGACATACATCACACTCATGATAATCGCCATTGTGAGGATATGTTTTATCGCGATGAACAGGGCATATGAGATACCTACCACCTCGCGCTCCGCGTTTATCAGCAACTATTCTCATGAAGGTTGGGTCGCCACGCATAACTTCTTTGATTCGGAAAAAGGCTATCTCGCCGTTATCGGGGTCAATGAAATACTCCTTGATGAGAATTAAAAACGCATCATCAACAATGTCTAAATCCCATTCAACTTCGCGCATAACATCCATGAACGATTGGTCCATGCTGTTTCTTTGCTCTAACAGCCAACGCGGGTATAAAACTTGGTCCACATCGGGTGATTCAAACTCACTCATACCACATAAACGACAATCTTTAACCGTATCATGTTGGTATTCCTCTTTACAGTTGGTGCATTTCTTATGAAACTTCTTCTGCCAATAGTGGCCGCGTCTAAATACTTCTTGACAAAGTGTATTAATTGTGGTTCTCAATACAACTGATTCTTGAACCGTTGCGTAAAGAGCAGGAATGCTTACACCTTGAACAAGAACCGGCTCTTGAATACCACTTTTCCAAAGTGGCATAATAGGTTCGGGCGTGGTGCGTCTGCGGAACGGTTTAGATAATGATGATAAGAACCGGCCAACAACACCTTGCTTCTCTTCAACCATATCAAATCAACCTCTCTATACGGTGAATATCGTCCACAAGGCGGATAACTTCATTGTCCCGTTGTCCCCATGCAAGAACTTCATGCTCTTCAACTTTCCACTCTCGAAGTAGTTTGTCGCGCTCATCGGGAACATCTTTCCAATTTTCCCACTTCACAATACGGTAAAGTTCTTCTCTTCTCGACTTAACAAGGTCGCTTTTAGAGCCTCTTAAATCAAGTAAATGCATTACCGCATTTGCTTGACTCTTCTTCATTTGTAAGTGAGGCGTTATACCTTTGAGTAATTTGCGCAAATCATCCGCCCCATAGAATTGAAGACGATGTTGTGTGCGCTTACTATTCTTATGTATTTTCAAATCAGTTTGCAGAACTCCACATCCGAGAGATTTATGCAATTGTTCGCAATGTAATTTACCCCTACCCCCCGTTGCTACAAATCCTGCTCTTGGTTCTCCGCGCTTTGTGATTGTAATATATCCATCAGCGTCAAGGAAACCTGCGGCATAAGCCCATATATCTTTAACGATAACCATATTGTCTTGTATGATACCGTAATTCGTTCCTATTCTTTCAATCTCATATTCGATACCATGCATTTTCAATAAAGATGCCATCTTTCTTATCGTTAAATGTTTAGGTGAACCGATAGAATTGTAAATCTCATTTGAGGATAGCGGACCCCTTTCTGTTAGAACATTCGCTGATTGTGTGAGCCATATTGCTTCTTGTTTTTTTATCTCATCTATCGGATGTAATGACTTTCTCCATTGAGATTTAGCATCTTTTCTCATCTGTCTTGAATCAACCCATAACTGTAATTGTTCTTCATTAAAATCACCTTCGACTTGAGATAATTTAGTAATAACATCATTTGCTTTTTCCCACATAGCGCATGCTCTTCGCAAAGAGACTTCGCGCGTAACACCGTGTTTCCTCAAAGCGTGTAAGTTTCTATCGGAAACACCAAGAGCGCGTATAGAGGATAAATGGTTATCAGCCCACGGAATAGATTTCAATGTTGATTCGACCTCTTCTCGTTTTGCGATTCGTATTGCGTTGATAGCAAGGTCAATATCATCACGCATATCTTTTCTATCGCGACGAGCCATGCGTAATTCTTTCACCATTGATTCAGCATCTTTTCCAAACATTGAATGAAACCAACCATTATGAGGCATGGCACTTTTGAGTTGTTGAGTAGGTTGAACAGGTTGTTGTTGAGCAACAACATCTTGGATTTTCTTTTTCTCTTCTTCTTCTTCTTTAGCATCCGGTTGCGATGCAACAGAAGGGGCGGCTAATTCACCTTCACCTTGCGATGCAGTATTAGTGCCATCACCCATATCGGGATTAGCGATTGTGCCTGTCGCCTTTCTTAAAATAGCATTTATCTCTTCATCTTTCAAAATAGAACCCGTCCACATTAATCAATCAACCCCGCCATCATATCATCAATATCGACTATTCGTTCTCGGAACTCGGTAGTTCCCCAATGCGCTAAAGCAAGCGCGATAGCAAAGTCATCGTGGCGACCGATGCTATCCAACTTGCCCTTCTTCGACATGCCGAACATAAGTAGTTCCCGTTCTAACTCGCTCATAAGGGTTCGGGAGTTTTCATCACCCCACGGTAATCTCATTTGCTCTTTCTCAAATCGCATAACTAATCCCATAAGGAGGGATTCTCGGCGTTGGCGTGTGGATATAAATGTCTTGATTGGTAAGTCGGTGTCCGCGCGTAATTCAGTTGCGAACACTCGCTGAAAATTGTTGGCTTCAAGTTCTATCACATCGGGATTGAACTTCGAGTTGATTTTTTGTATCTCCATAATTTGTGTGCGAAAGTCCATATTCTTTCTGCGAACAACATGAACCAACTCAAGAAGTTCGGGATTTGTTGATGGACGACGAAGCACTACCATAACGGTGTAATCTGCACTTCTGTCCGATGAGATAGCAGGGTCCCAACCGACAAAGTATTGGTCATCGGGGTCGCCATCTGCGCGATTGATAATTCTTAAATCGCTATCTTTCGCGGCTTGAAGAACCAAAGAAGGAAACAAACTGCTCATATCATCCATTGGTTCACACAGGTATTCGCGAGCGAATGCAATAGCGGGCATGTCATTTCTGCGCGCATCAAGAGAATCTAAATCCCAACGCTCCGGCCAAAGCGCTACACCCTTAGCATTGATAGCAGGGTATGTTTCAACAAGATAACCTTCGCGTTGTTCTAATTCCGTGTAAAGGTCAGTCGGTGTGAACGGTGTTCCTACAATCATAAGTTTAGAAGAGTGGTGGAGTGTAGGCACAAGAACCTCATAAAACCAACTCGCTACTCTTTGGAGTTCGGTATCTGTTGTTCCCCAAAGAATATCGTCGCATAGAATAAGGTCGGGGTGAATACCACGAATAGCACCACCAACGGACTTTGCGCTAATGTTAGAACCATTAGAAAACCCAAAGAATGTTTTTGACCAAGAATCCTGCTTTTTCATTTTCGCCAAGAAAGGTATTCCATCTATAAGGTCATTGAGTGTTCTCATGTGATGTATAGACTGATGCAAACTGTGGCTGATAAGAACGGCTTTGCATTTAGGATTGAATGCTACTTTCCAAAGCAGGAAGCCAAGAAATAGCGTTGATTTTCCGTGGTCCCTTGCCGCTTTTACACAATAGCGCTTTTCGTTTTCGAGATTATTATACCATCTTTCGTGATGATGTGATAACTGAAAGCCAAGAATATCTTCAAAGAAGAACTTGAAGTCGCGCTTAGCAACCTCGTAATCTATCTCTTCAAGCGTTTCAAGGCTTAAGCCCTCCATAGGGCATTCACCTCACATTCAGCCTTTTAAGTAAAGAATCCCAAGAGTGAGTTTCGTCATAAGACGCTAATACCTCATCATCCTCATCATCAAATGATACTACCTTTTCTTTTTCTTCTTCTGCCGGTGCTTCTTCTGCCGGTGCTTCTTCTCCACCTTTGGCCTCGATTCGCTTGCGCTTGTCCGCTTGCACTTGTGCAAACAACTTAGCCGCTTCATCCGCTTTTGAAGGTTTCCCCTCTCCGGTTTCTGTCGATGTATTCAAATCACCTTCTAACTTTTCTGCAACCTTTTCTGCCTCTTGAGGTGTAATATCAAATCTATCTGTGAGAAGATTAAACAACTTCTCTCTTGGCGCTCCACGCATACCTTTCATAGCCGCTTTCAATCCATCATAGGTTGCCGATTGGTTTCCAAGCCCGTCAATATACGCACCAACTTTCGCGGTAGCGCCCTTTCGTGAACCGCCCGATTTGTAAGCCTCATTAACATCGTCTTTCCAACTACCGCCTTCGTCAGCCTGTGGTTTTCCGCCGGTTTCTCCCTCGACCTTCTCCGGTTTAGCCGGTGCATCAGTTGGCGTTGCTTCTTCGGGACCCATAGGAGAATCAGTCAATGCTTCTTCGGGAATATCTTGTGCCGCTTGTTGAACTCTATTGACGGCATCCTCATCATCATCAAATGATACTACTTGTTCATCATCTTGGGGTTGCTCATCCTTTGCAGAATGAAGAGGATATGGCATTTGGGGTTTCTTGTTAGGGTCGCTATCCTTTTCCCAAGCGTCATTTGCCATATCTTTCATTCTATCTCGATGACTTCTCGCCATATCGCGATTATCTATCTTCGCATCCGATTCATCAAGTAACTTAACTTGGTGGTCGTATCGCTTTTTCTGTTCGTCTGTCATATTCTCTCGGTCTTGATTTGGGAACTCTCGATTTATGATATTTATAGCCGCTTGGCGTGTTTTACCGGCGCGGTTTTGTGCGCTTCTATCTCTCATACCTTGAAGTCCCGCAGTTATATTTCTTACCGGATTTAGCCTGTCGCGCAATCGGTATCGTTCTTTCATTCCGTCTGCTGAACCTGCTTGAGCGTCGAGAGCGCCACCACGCGAATGAGCGCCACCTGTGAATAAGTTCTTAGTAGCGGCTACTAAGGCTTGGGCGGGTTTTTTGGCTTGCCATAATTCCGCACCTGTCGGTTGTGGAGTGTTGCCTTGTGCTTGTTGCGCTTGCATTCTATCTTGATATTGTTGAACTTGTTGCTGATTGATAGCCGCTTGCATATTTGGAGGTTGTTGTTGTTGTTGAGGTTGTTGTTGTTGTTGTTGTTGTTGTTGTTGTTGTTGTTGTTGCGCTACATCTTTTAACAGTATATCGGGATGTGTGTTTAGCGCGGATGATGCGGCTTTGATAAGAGGCATTCCTGTGTCATCTTCAATATCCCAAACAACATAGTTAATATCAGCCCAACTATGACCTTTCGCTATCATAAACTCGTAAGTTCCAAACACTTTACCACTCTTCATCATACAAGAGTTCCATTCCATTTCAGTTTCTATATTCATATTAATGCCTCCAAACATGACGCTTTGATAATGTCAACCACATCGCGCCCTACTTGAAAATGTTCCGCTACTTTTGACCAATCACCAATGCTCATCGCGATAGCGCGAACATCTGTTGATTCAAGGTCAAGTTGTTTTGCTAAAACCCTCATATCGTTTCCGCTATAAGGGTCGAGATTTTGATAATGAACACTTTTCATAATTTGTGCATTTTCCCATGTGTCATGCATTTGAACTCGTTCCATAACTGCCGCAATAGCACCCATAGGGTCATCTTGCGAGGTCAATACATTGTTTTGGTTGTTGCGCGTAGCAACTGTTCCTTCGGGTCCGAATGGGTCTGTTGGTGAAGGCTGTTGAGTAGTTTGAACATTCAAAGGTAATCCTCCACCTGCACCGCCGGGTGGTAATTGTTGATTGTCTTGCATTGGGTCATAACCACCTACACTGATATGGTCGGGTATTTGGTCATGCAAATGCCCTAAGTCTTCTGTTACACGCCCATGCATGTAATGATGTTCTTGAGCAATTCCCATATTAGATAAATCAACAGGTTTTCCTCCTCGTTGTATAGCGAAAGATTTCCAACCACTAATAACTGATGCAGGAGGCTTTGTAACCCCAAGTGCAGGTGTAATATCCACTCCTAACTCTTCTGCTGTTTTGAGAGTTGCTAAGATTCTCTTAGCGGCATCTGTTCTGCCTCTATCTGCACCTCCAACTCGACCATCGAAATGACTTCTATGCTTGTGATACATGTCCGATATTGTATTATCTTTCTTCTCTCCGTCAATACCAATGTATTGTTGTATTCTATTAACGATATTATTGAGTTGTGTTGCTGAACCTTTTTTGCCTCGACCCATAATTAATTGCGCGGCAGGTGCGCGAGCCATATTTTCTGCCCTACGCGATGAAACACCTTCTCCTATCAGCGCTCGTATGACTTGAAGCGGCGGTCTGCCTTTTGAAGTAGGCACAAAGAAAGCATCGGGTAATGATGCGATTATATCAGCAGGTCTAATCTGTCCGTATTGTGTTTTTTCATTATATTTTTCCGACCCGTATTCGGGAAAATGGTGATTATCTTTACTTGTTGGGTCTTTCATATTAGAATCATACCTTTGAAGAAGGCTTCTCATCTTATATGACCCATCAGCCATTTTTTCGGGTGCGCGAACAATATGTTGAGGCTCAAGAACATTTTGTCTTGAACCTAAATCACTTTCCACACCTAAAGCATTGATGATTTTACGGAACTCTTTCTCGAAATGAAAGGCCCCCGATTCAAGAAATCGACCAAGAGTAGGATGCGCTACACTATTAAAGAACAAATTAATGAGATTACCTTTCTCATCGCGTGTTTTTCTTGAAGAAGTAGGCACTCTTCGTGCTTCATGCGCCCCATAATGGTTATTTTTGTATTCGGCATGTAGCGAACCATCCGCTTGAAAAGGAATAGGAACGGTATGATAATCGTCTCCATTCTGTCTTTTTATTCTATTGAAATCAATAGCGGCTTTATTCATTATCTTCTTAGCCTCTTGTAGCGCTAAATTACCCGGAAACATCTGTTTCATCTTCTTGTTATCTGCAAGATACCTCGCCGCCGCCTCCATAGGCCAATAGCGCATATTATCGGGTATTTCAGCATGCGGTTTTCCGGTTTGGTGGTCGATATGAAAATGAGACATCTCTTTATGCGGTGATGAAGGATGAGGGAATGACATAGGAATCATTTTCCCTCCTGCTCCGCGCTTATAGACACCTTTACCCTTAAGGATTATATCATTATCAAACATCACAAACCACCCCTGCGCGTATAGAGTCCATAAGCATGAGTTCCCCATAATGTAGGGTCGTCGTCGGGGTCTGTTTCAGTAGCACCTGTTGGTGCAGAAGTCATGCGCGGTGCGGCATTTGGTGTCGGACCATCCGGTGCAGGGTCAAGCGAAGCATCGGCTTTTCGTGTTAAACCTCTTAACAATTTCTCAAGTTTCTGTATAAGACGACGATATTCTTGTTTGTCGCGTATAGTCATACTCTTAGCGAGTAAAGGCGCGAAGGGTGATGCACCACCCATTGCTAAATCGTGTGCTTTTGAATGACCTGCACCCATAGGTGTATCGGGTTTCCTCGGAGCATGCATTCTCTTCGGTCCTTTAGTCGCTTCTCTATGTTCTGCTGAACCTCTTGGTGCGTGAGCAATGCGGGAAGTAGTTTGAGTTGTAGGAGTTGAAGGGGTAACAGGTTGAGTTGGCATAGTTCCCGCCATTTCTGCTCTATTAGCCTCGGATTCAAGGGCGCGCGGTGAACTCATTATAGCGGGTGGACCGGAACGCATAGATGCGAGCGTCAAATAATTAGGAGTGGTGCGAGTTTGTCTGCTGTATTGCATTGAGGGTTGAGTCGCCCTGTGCGATGCAATAACACCTGTGTATTTACCCGGATTTCGCCCGGTATCGACTCTTAATGGATTTCCCGCTTTGCGTTTGCGAGTCTTTTTCTTGGTGTCCATTGTTTTGGTCTTTTCTTTCTTACTCTTACGACCCTTTTCAGCGCGTTGTCGTGCGCGAACTGTGGCTATGGTAGTAGTAGGTTTAGGCTTTTCCCTGTCGTATTTTGGCTCGTCTTTTTTTTTAATAACATCAAAAGCCAATTCCATAGGCTCTCCTGTCATTACACCCATACCTAAACCGTTAGCGCTTTGATTAGCACCATCAATAGCGTCCGCTTGGCCGAGTTGACCAACTTGACCCGCCTCTTCTTGGGGGCGTTCCTCATCTTCGGTGTTTTGTTGAGGTATTTTGATTTTCAAATGTTGAATACCATGCATTAAACGAGAGCGTTTCTCTTGCTCATGTTGCTTTTTAGCATCATGCTTAGCGCGTTCTTCGGAATCTTCACGACCTACCGAAGAGTCTTCTTCAATCTCTTCTGCACTTTGTCTCGGATTGAATCTCAACCCCGATGTGCTACCGCGCTCGCCTCCCATTATACATCACCATCACATAATGATTCAAAAGTCCTTTGGAGAACACTCGCTATATTGTAATAAAATAAACATACTTGTTCATTTTCCTTAAATGCGGATGCGTATGCGCTAAAAATGGTATGTATCGCTAATAACATATGCGCTAAAATAGATTGCGCGTGTATAAACTTCTCCCCATCATCAACTGTCATAATTTTGAATTGAGTTTCCACATCTCGGATTATACCTTTATGAGTATGATACTCGGCATATATATGCGGAGCCATATTACTAACAGCGTGATGCCAACGCTCTATAACATAATGCATCAATTTGAAAAAAAGACCATATTCATCAGTTGTCAAAGAACGCGTTATCTGTAATAATTCGCTATCATCAATATCTTGACATTGAATGAAAGGAACGAAAATACTAACCTCACTCATCACTCTCACCCATCAATTTACCTCTCAATTTACGCCACACTTCGGGCGATTCTTTGGCTAATTCAACCTTAAGAATGTTTATTGTTTGAGCATTGATATTTTCAGTTATATTACCTGCCGCGCGGTCTTGTATCTTCATCATCATATTGACCGTATCGCGAACTTCTTTGTGTAGCGAAACGATGTTACGCACATATTGAGGGTCATTACGGTCGGCATCATCAAGAAAATGCGATAATTCACCGTTAAGACGAGAAAGATTCCCGCGTATGGAGTTCATTTCATTACCCGCCTCGATAGCAATTATATCTGCCGCACCTTTCTGCACGATAGGTTTGAGATGGTGTTTCAAATGATGATATACACTCGACTCCGGCATATCAATATCAACCGCTATCGCTTGTGTTGACATAGAGCCATTATAATATGCATGTTCGAGCGATTCGCGTTTCAAAGATGTGCAAAAACCACATTCGCTATTTGACCCCATATGATACTCTCCCATATGGTTACGAAGATGACGGTCAGCAGTTCCTTCACGCCATTCTTTATCCTTATCTAATTGCTTAGCAATAATAAATCCATCCTTCATCAATTGCTCCAAACTATCTCGTTCTTCATCTTGACAAAAGGGACAAGATGCTCGCGTAACTCTTTCGCCCACATATGAGTGCAGAACGAAACACTTGAAAGTCATTGCGTTATAGAGTGTGGCATGCGAACTCCTAAAAAAACCCCCCGTATAGCAGGAGTTCCATTGAATAAAAGTTCCGCTATCAGTCTCGGAAAAGGTGTTAGGGATTCATTATTGAATCGCAAAGTGAATGAAAAAGAACGGAATAGACGATTAAGAATATGTCATTCGTGTGAACACTTTAGCGCACCAAAATGCACTCTATGTGGTTGTTTTATGAACTTCAAATCAACATTAACATCGAGCAACTGCCCTATCCACAAATGGTCAACCTTGAGAGAACTTACGATAGACCATTCCGGTGAAACTGAAAAGTCCGAATAGAACTACAAGAAGATACGAAAGACTTGTTGAATCCATATGGTTGCTATTAAATGCGATAATGATGAAACAACCAAGTGTTAGACTGATTAACTGAACCATAATCATGTCAACGATGACAGACTTACGCATATTGCTAAAATCGCTCATTGCGCTAATCAAACCGCCCGTCCAATCTCCACCTTGCATCTTAACGGCCTCCTGTTGCCAATCCGCGCACTAACGAACCAAGTCCACCACCAACATTCTGCATCATGCCGGGGTCAGCCAACGCTGAATCTAACATATTCTGCATACTGCCTTGATTTGCCATAGCGACCATTTGTTGCACTTGCATTTGGTTCTGTTGCACTACATTAGATGAGTTGTTTTGGATTTGCGTCTTGCTCATAGTAACGCTATCGGCGGTTGGTAATCCTTGAACTCCACTAAAGTCAAACTTGTAACCTTCTCCATCTTCGACTAATCGCGCATTAGAAAGCATAGCGTGTGTTGAAACAGCAACGACGCTACTTAACAAACTGATGAGTGGTTGAAAGTTCGCATCATTCGCTAACCATCGTTCAATGAGTGGATTTGAAGTAATAAGTGCTGAAATAATATCCATTTCACTCGGCGGGGCTTGATATTGTTGTTGTTGTCCCCACTGTTGTTGTTGTCCCCACTGTTGTTGTCCTTGCATCGGAACTTGTTGTTGATTACCTGCCAATCCGAGACTTAACGCACCATTTTGTTGTTGCGCGGGTTGCTGATTTCCACTAAACGGCCACACCATGATACCACCTCACGCGCTCCCCTCATTTGATTCTGTCGGTAAAGGCATTGGTTGAGTTGTCGCTACCTGTTGTTGCATTTGATGTATCGCTAAAGCGTCGAAAAGGAGGCGAGCATTGCCATTATTTTGAAATTGGCGCATGTCAAACATAACAATTACTAAATCATTCACTCCTGTTGCCGTATTCGTCATATGGGTAACGGGGATGTTGTCTTTCTTCAACATTTCAAAGAATGGTTGGTATTTAATGAGTGTTGGAGGTGTATTATCCTTCTTTTTGATTGTATTAATAGGAACTGCTACTATTGAAACACCTTTCTTCAATTTAGCCCTTAGAGTGCCACCTTTTGCTTCTTGTTCTGCTTCTTCTTCTTTTTCCCACTTGGTAAGCATATGATACAAATGTAAATGTTCGGGGCAATAAGTTCCGCGTAGTTTCCTACCACTTGTTACATTCTCAAGCGCTACAAAGGCTTCGGGTTCACCTGTAACGGAATTATGAAAATATAATTGCCATAATGTTTTCCCGTTTTCCTCATCGGCTATTTGGTCGTAAATGTTACCGGCCAAACGAATTAGATTCTCCGCATCGCAACCATCAATGCAACATCGCATTGTATTAGTGTTGTAACGGTATTTTCCACCAAACCACCATCTGCGAGGTGAAAGAATACTTCTTTTAGTTGGTTTAAGCAATCTATATGCTTGTTTGATGTCTTGACGACGCGCTTTTACAGGATTAGAATGCCTTGAAGGATAAAAGTTCACTTGAGGCACTTCAATAACGCCCGATTGCTCTTGCATGGCGGCTTGAGCAATCGCTTGTTGTTGTATTTGCGCTAATGGCATGTTTGTCTGTGCGGCAAGGCGCAATAAGTCAGTCTGTGTTTGATTTCCGAGTTGTCCGTTCATTTTATCACCATTGTAGCAT